ACCGTTAAATCTATAATCTTTTTCCATACCACCAAGATCCATAACGCCACCACCCATGTTAAATACTCCTCTTCCTTTTAAAACATCAGCTTTAGTAACTTTACCATCTTTGTTTAAATCAGGGAAACCACCATTTTTTAAATTTGCTATTCCTCCTTTTTTCATATTAATTCCATGCCAATCTGTTGACTCAAAAAAGTTTATGAAATTTCCATACTGTCCTTGAATATCATCTGGTAATGTAAGCCAAATTCTTTTTGCTCTATCTATTCCATGCACTCCTTCTCCTGTAAGAAAAGCTGTATTATCTAAAGTTCCAAACTCATCTTCAAATTGTTGATCTATAGTTGTACCTTCTTCATCTCTAAGTATTTCCATAACACTTCTATCATCACTATCGTAATCATCTGGATCACTTCCTTTAAAATATTTTTTTCTTAAATTTGCTATTCCACCTTTAGCTTTGTTAACTATAATTTCTTCTATCATGGCATCGTATTCTTTTTTTGATATCTCACCATTTTTATAAACTTGTGGTATTAAAAGTTTGTAATATTGCATTTTTGTTTCTTCATCTAAAGTGTCATTATTAAACAAACCATTTAAGATAGCCATTTCTTCTGACTCACCTTCTTTTCTTGGAAAAGATATATTGCCACCGTAAGTTCCAAATGTAACTGTGTCAGCTTCTGCTTCTTGTATAGCTACACCATCTTCATTACTTCCAGATTCAAATCCCATTCTTTTTACAACACCTGGTGCTTTTTTTCTAAGAGCTGTAATACCTGCATTAGGATCGCCACCATTTTTTAAACCTATAATACCACCTTTAGCAGCTAGAGCTGTAAAATCTGTAACGTCTGCTTTAGATGTTGGAATCCCTGTAACTTCCATGGGAGTTAAATTTATATCAACAGCAGCTTGTGCTTCTTGACCAGCTGCTTGTTGTTCTTGCATATATCTTTTATAAGCGTCTTCTGTTAGTTCATTTAGTTCTTTTTGATTTTTATAATCTAAATACGCCT